TGTTGATGTAGCTGGCGCGCTCGATCCGGCATGGGATGCCGCCGAGCTCCACGTAGACATCGATGTCCTCGGTGAAGGGCAGAAGGAACCGTTGCAGGCTGTCTTTATCCATTCTCGGCTCCTGTAGACGATAGTCCAAGCTTCATGCGGCCCAGGTCAGTCAGGACTATCCGGTTGGTATCCGCGTGGATCATGCCTTTCACGAACAGATTCAGCCAAGAGACCTGTGAGCCCTGTTTCGAGTTGGCGCCGTTAGCAATGACTCGCCCGTACTGGTCGAGCCAGCCATGACCGCCATTCTCGTGCAGCCACTTCAGCCAGCCAAGTTGCTCAGGGGTGAGTTTCATGGTTGCTGGTTGTGCTGTTGAGCGTCTCGCATCGCTCGATCAATCAGGACATCAGCGCGGTCTTCACTCAGATCGGCCAAGCTGTCGCCCTTGCGTTCGCTTGAGAGCAAACCAATGACTAGATGGCTGAAGTGCTTGCGATAGAACCGCCAGCGCATCGCGTCCGCTTCGAAGTCAATCATGGTTGCTCGCTCTTGCCCTGATGGAGTCGGGGCCCGAAGGCGACCCCGCTCCGCGTATCAATACTCAATTGCAATTGTTTATCTTTTGTCCCTTTCCCCTGTGGGTACTCGGTAGCCGATCTAACCCGTCGGCAGGCTAGGTAGACATGGCTGCAAAGCTCCTGTGTCATGTTTTCTCGCGTTATCATTAGCGCGCGTTCTCGCTCTCCGATGGTAGGTTGCCGCAATAGGCGCACCAGACACGGCCGCCGTCCCTATGCCCGGGACAAGTTTTGAGTGCCAATCCCCACAGGCGATGCTGCTCTTCGTCGATCTGCCCGAGGTAGCGCAGCGTATCCAGCGCCCCATGGGCGTAGGGCTCGCCACGCCTGTAGTCATCGCACATGTCGAAATGACATTCCTGCATTATCTGGTTAGGTGTCATACGTTCCCGTTCAGAGAATGCCGCGGGTGGGCATAAGCCCAGTGGTCCCCTTCTTCTGTCAGATCGAAGTGCTCAACAATCCGCGCTCGCGCCATATCGTCCTTCCAAGTCACCATGACATAGGGCGGATATTCAGGGCATGGGCCGCCGCCGTTGCCGCCCTGGCAACTCGTATGCGTCAGCACCCCCGGCATTTCCATCAACTGCCGCACAGCGTCCTGAATGCCGCCATCAATTTCAGCCCAAACGAGCATTCGACTACGATTGTGATCACCGCTCATGATTGTCCCTCGCTGGCTTTCTGAGCGTACTCCAGCTTCACGCTCCAAATTGTTCATGATCAGAAAACCGTTGGCTGTCTGCAGCGCCTTCTTATAGCGCTCAAACTCTTCCACGGCGGAGTCACGTTCCGAAACAAGATCGTCGATCTTTTCCGCCAGATCGCCGTCGGCAATACCTGCAGCGCTCAATACCTGATGAGCCTCCGCGCAATTTCCGCAGCCCACTGACTCATCGCTCGTCTCGGGAGCGGCTCCAGCCAACGCCTTGCGGGCGGTTTCCAGAATGTTAGAGGCGATCATCGTCTGGCGCGCGGAGGCAGCCATCGACTTAATACTAGTCAGCGCCGCCCGAAGTCGATCGATCTCGTCGGCAGCCCAGCGGAAGTCATTTGCGAACGGCCCCTGTTTCAGCTCATCGCAAGTCTCGGCGTTGCAGCGTAACTGTTGCGGACTGCACAACGTCTTTGAGGAACTCAGCTCGCTCATGTGTCGATCTCCGAATCGTCGCCATAATCAGGCACGTAGTTCGCGCGCCGATCGAGCCGCTCAATCTCTGCGATCAGGAGCGCGGCGGCTCGCACCAGGTCTCGGCGCGGGGTCTTTGGTTTCCACCACCGTGCCTCCCAAGGCCACAGAGGGCGAGGGCAACTGGCACGCTCGTACTCGGCCACAAACTCGTAATGAGTTTCGACTCCTGCGGCCATGGCAATTCCGATGCCGGCGCACTGCGCGTAACAGGCCCCAGCCTTCGCCATCTCGCCGCCTCGGTGCTGATCGTCATGCTGAGGCGTCCAGCCCTCCAACACGACTTGGCGGGTTCGTTCGATCAAGACATCGCGAACGGCGACACTGTACGGGTCGTGGACTTCAGTTTCCGATGTACGTGCAACGGTCATGCATCTCTCCTGCGGACCGGCTTTTTTCGTGTGTTTTGGCTCAATCGCAGATCGTTACGTGCGGCGCGGCAGTACAACGCGGCGTCTGACATGTCCTGCGCATGATCGAAATCATCCAGTGCGCGCAGCGTATGGGCGATAGACACCAGCATCGCGTGGGCTTCATCGATATGCACGATCACAGCGGCGCGCTTTGGATCGACCTGCTCTTCGATCCGATGGTCAGTCATGGCGGCACCCCTGAAAGGCCGGACAGCCATAGCCGCAGGTGCATTGCCGGCGATCGTCACGGACGAATAGTTTTCCTGGCCGGCGCCAAAAGCCCTTAGCATCCTGGCTCCAGCCCTTGCCTGCCAAATCTATGCTTGTGTGGCAGCGGCGAGCTCGCATAGGCCCGTACCTATGGGCATCAAAGGTCGAAGTCCGCCGAAACAGCAGCCCGCATTTGCGGCACTGGCAGTTCTGGCCCTTGAGCGGGAAAGGCGGGTAGGGGAGCTGCCCCTCTGCAGTCCGGTTGACTAGTTGCTCGTTCATCCTTCCCTCCGGTTCTTTGGTTCCTGATCACGCTCCAGAGTGACCTTGAAGGACTCGCGCGAGTGGACGTGAAAGACAACAACCCCTTCCGGCTTCATGAAACCGGGCGAGGCTTCGCTGCCATTCATGCGAAGACGGTCTAACGCTTCCTCCACCGGCCCATAGAGCCCCACGCCTTGCGCGAGGATCGGCACCACGTGGCAGCAGGCAGGCGCATAGGCTCGCTTGTCACCTTCCGGGAAGGTCTCGCGCAGCGGTTCGCCCGGATCGCGTACCCAACGGCCCGTGTTAAACAGGCTCCAGCGCTTCTCAGTCAGCCCGTACTTGCGCTGGATACCTTGGCCCCACCATTCGCCGAAGTGCGAGCCAGCGCCCAATGCGGCCAGCTCGTGGGCATGCTGATAGACCCATCGGCCAAAGCCGTTGTTGTCGTCGCCACCGACGTGAGCCACCCAGCGATTGCGGGAGCCGGCTCGGATGTAGTGCGGGACGCCATCGACGTGGATCTGGCAATCGTATCCATGCTCCAGTTCTGAGCCATCGGCAAGCCGGATATGCACCTGTCCGTTGGTGCCGTCGATCTTCTCAGTGACGATGACTTCCCGGTTGAGGCGCGCAATCTTCCCGAACTCTTGGAATTCGGGATAGTTGCGGGAATCTTCGGGACGAAGTACTAGTGAGTCACTCATACGGCACCTTCGTGCTTTCGGCTGACGAGTTCAGAGTTGACATGATGCTGAAGGTGCGCATCGATGTAGTCTTTGCGCCATGGGATATCCTCACCATCGCGCACCTTGGCTTGCCTGAACGCCTCTTCCTTGGTGAAAACATGCGCTTGCTGAATGTCGCACGTGTAGCCGTGTCGCCCATTCCTCCACCACAGCAGCGAATTACCGCTATGGCCACGTACCTGCAGGTAGTACTCATCTGCAGGGAGCGTTCGCTCTGTTCCGGTCATGCCCCACTCTCCACAGTTAAGGCCGCTTCGGGATGACTACGATCCTCTCCCATTACTTCGGCAACTGCATCCTCCCACTCAATAGGCGCCCAATGCTGGTAGTGCTCGGCGGCGTCCTCAATGCTTCTGAAGTGATCGCCATAATCAGGGTCGAGCCAGAGCACCACGGCCTCAACGTCAATTGCCTCTCTGCTCATCGCTGCACCTTGGCGTGATGAAGGTACTTGCTGACTTTCGCTGTCAGTCATGCCTCAGCCCTCGCGAGATTTAAGTTGTGGTCCACTCGTTCCTGAATCCGGCGGTCCTGCAATTCACGCAAGGCAGCCAAGATCCGGGGCTTGTTCATTCGTGACCCGCCCGAGACATCGACGATCAGTTCCACGATCTCATCGTAGGTCAGCTCGTAGGGCCGTGGGTCTTCACTCATTTGAGTTCTCTTTGAATGCGCGCCTGTTCCTCGGCTAAGGCGCTTGCGTATTCGCCGCCACGGTAGGTTGGCTCCTCCATGGATCGGTCGTAGGCACGTTCATTGGCATTCTCGCGGCAGGCATCACACCGAGCGTCGAGCCCCGTGATTGGGCGCTCGTCGCAGTCCTCGCAGAGATCAGTGAAGTTGTCCGGGTGATAGTCTTTGCCACAGCCAGAGCAATAGAGACTTCCATCCTGCCGCCGCGCTGACTGGCTTTTGCCGCAGACGCAGTACGTTTCAGTGGAACCCGCGCTATGTTGCTCGTTCATGACCGTGGGCTCTGCTTGCCAGCCAGAACGTTGATCTTCCATCGCAGCCAACTGTTGACCTTTTTCCACCGCTCATGCGGTGTGGCCGTAGGCGGCACTGAGTCGTTCACTGCGGCGACTTCATCGATCAGGCTGGACCGTAGAGCAGCCTTCGGGTTGTCGGCCCAGAACGAGCCAATTGCGCAATGACTGCCATTCGGGCCGTCGAGCTTTCCATAGATCAGGCTTCGGCGCCGAGCCACCGAATCACGGATCAGGAAAAGCGCAGTGTCATATGCGAGTGCCGTTCCGGGGGCAGCGCTTCCACATTCAGGTCGTAGCTTGCTCATTGTTTCACCTGTGTTAAGACTCCAGTTTCGGCCATACGAGCACTCATATCGCCCGAACCTTCGCAAGCCGCGCTATAGGATTGAGTTTGCTCCCGCGTCCGCAAGCGTCCCTTGGCCCAACATCGGGTGGCGTGCGATGCTCTTTGAACGTGATTCCGCGCCTGGCCTGATTGATGCTTTGGCTGGTCATTCGGTACAACCTGGCGAAATGCGTGTCAGTCATACCGGATGTGCGAATGGTGGCGACTTGCTCGTCGGTCAACATTGGATGTCCTCTGCCGGCCATTAGGCGGCCCTCCGCGGCAGGATCTTGGAGGTCGGCCATTCGTCACTAAGGTCGAGAACGAACTGCACTTTCTCCCACAGCTTTCGCTCAGTTCCAAAGACTGCCGAGAATAACTTTCGACCTCCGGCAATGGAGGCCCTCTCAAAGTAGGTCAGGCGCGCTTTCTGAGCGTCAGTGAACTGGTTTTGATGGTGACCCTTGCATAAAAACAGGGAATACCAATGGCCCATACGCTTCCCCGCGCTGAGGATGTGATGGAGTTCCAACTGATGATAGTTGGGCATCCCAATTGCGGCGCATGCCACGCACCCCATATGGACCATACGCTCGATGCGAGCCTGTTCTCGCTTGTTTGGAGGGCGCTTGCTCATCGCGCCCATCCCATGCACTTCTGCAGTTCGAATTCAACCTCGGCAATCTGGATGCCAGGCATGATCCGTTGCGACACCACGTCGAGAACCTTCGGCCAATACTCGTTCCAGTCGTCGGCCGTCATGTTCTCGTAGTCAGTGCTCTTCGGGATCTGAAAGGCTGGCTTCCCGGCAGCATCAAAGATGGTCGTCACGAGCCCGGTACAGAGTTTGATTGCCGTATGAACGTCATCCTTGGACTGGATCTGCATGAACCCGCCGTGTGGCAGCTCGATCTGCTCGCAGTTCTCGGCGCACATCGTCATCAGCTTCCAGTAGCGCCGGTGCGCGGTCAGGTCGCGAATGCGCAGCGGCTTGACCCAGCAGATCTCGCCTTGCTCCATGCGGCCCAACACCTTCTCGGCATCGTCGCTCGCAGGCAGCCAGCCCTTGCCTCGTCTGTAGAGCTCGATCTTCATGCGGCCTTCAGGCTCCTGAGCGAGGCCACTTCGGCATCCACCTCGGCCAGGAACTTCGTCAGTTCCGTTTCATACGCGGCGAGCTCTGTCTTGAACTCGAACCGCTCCACGCGCACGCAGAAAAACTGCAGGCCCTCGGGCAACCGATCATCGTACGAACAGAAGTCGTACCACTCGGCGCCGGTGACCCACATTTCGTGAGTGGCCTGCGGGATGTAATCCGGTGGCAGGCGCCGGCCCTTCAGGTAGCTGACATGCGTTGCCGATTTCGGGCACTTGAAGCTGACAAGCCCTTTGAAGTCGTCAATGTCGCCGTCAAGTGAGCAGCCGGCCATGACTTCGTTCATCGACAGGAAGCCCGTCTCGCGAACAATCAGCCCAGAATGAGCTTCGTAGGCGAGACGGGCTGCCGGCTCCAGATCGATGCCGCGCTGCATCTCGGCGTTGATGTAGCCGGGTTCCGCAGGCTTGCCGGTGAGACGCTCGATGGCGAGCTGGAATCGGTAGTCTCGACGCGCCGCGGCCTCACCCGATTTGATTTTACTGAGCACGTCAGCGGCTTTGCTCGCCGTGGCACGGCCGGCGCGCGCCTGTAGCCACGGTTCGGATCGTTGCTCAACATCCATTATCGTGAATCTCATGCGAATTCTCCAAAGTGTTGCCTGCGCGCTGATTGATAGACTGCGCTTGCAAGATCAGGTGTCTCATAGGCGCCGAGCGCCAGACACTTGTTATTTACCCGGATACGCGCCTGATACCGCCCGCTAGCCAGCAGCTTCACGCCCATTGGAAGCGCGAGACGCTTCTTCCGCCTCTTGAGATTCCACATGTTTTGCATGTGCGAGGCCTCTCGAAGATTAGACGGATCATCATTCAACGAGTTGCCGTCGATATGATCTATCTGCTCCCTGGGCCAGCGTCCTGCGTTTATGCAGTAGACGAGATGCGAGCGTTTATACCTGCGGCCGTTAATGCTGATATTCCAGTAGTGCTTCCCGGAGTGCCCAGGGGTAGGAGCACCAGCAACCTTCCCGATTACATTCTTGTGATATTTTGAGGGAGCGACCCAGACGAGAACGCCATGCTCCTCAAGTCTGAAGAGCCGAAGCAGCTCTTCGGCGGTGAAACTCATTTAGCCACCTTCCCGGCTTTCGATTTGCAATCGCGCCACCATGCCTCATCAAATTTCACGACGTAGCGGCGGAACTCTCCGCTGGATTTCCCCCAAGCGGCTGTCAGAGGCTCCATGCCTTCTTCAGCAAGGACCGTCATGTCGGCATTCCATTTGTCGTACCCGGTCGGTGCCGGTTCACGCTTGGCTACAGCCCCATTGCCGTCGTCATCCTGGTTGCCAGCACGCGAGGCGATGCCCGTCACGGCTTCGAACGTCGCGCCCTTGAGGTATGTCAGAGTGGAGCGGATTTGCTGGAGAGTGTTTTTCGAGCCGGAAGTATCCGGCGGACCTTCCAATCGAACGCGCCTGCTATGGCCCTGAACGTGCTCAAGGACGCAGGTGACAGCGATCAGTTCGCCCTGTTCGATCTCCCAGCTAGCACTGAGCCCATGCTCTCCCAGTGCGGCGTTCGTCGTGTTCACGAGATTGCCGAGAGAGGTGTACCAGGAGTTGTACTGCTTGTTCAGAAGGTCTTTGACGATGTTCGGCGGATTCTTCTTGAAGGCAGCCAGAGCCGCATTGAAAGCGTGCAGCGCCTGCTTGGCCTCCCACCGGTCCTGCAGGTCCATAAGCTTCTGGATGCGCTCCAGATCAGCGCCCTGTGCAACGGCGACCTGCAGCATCTGCATCGGCGTGATTTCGGTCACCTGCTGTTGAGGCAGCATCTCAACTACTGCGACGTTCATACCTGCAGCTCCGGCTGATAGGTAAGCGCCAACAGCTGGTTTCTACGATCCTGAATCTCGGCGATCTTCTTGTTCAACTCGGCCCTGAGTTGTCGCTCTTGCTCGTCCAGAGACACGACGGCATTTCTGACGATGGCGTCATTGTCGATAGGGCTAAGCGTGACTTCTGCCAGCTCAGTGATGCGGACGTATCCCTCGCGGGATACTTCGCGAGTCTGCCCATCTGGCAACGTGTCGAAGTGCTCGTCGTAGTTGACGATCCGCACCTCGTCGAGGCTATAAAAATCATCGATGGTCAGGTGGGCGTAAAGCGCGACCTTGCGTGGCCGTGCAATTGCTTCTTTGAAGTTTTTCATGGGGGGCTTTTCTCCTGTTATTCGCCGCGCAACTCGCGCAGCCGTTTGACCATTCGGCGGATCACGCCGCGCTGAATCACCCGATCGGGCCAGCGCTGGCGGATAGCGGCCATCACATCGAGAATTCCGGCAGTCGGCGAAAACCACATGCTCGCCTGCGCATCTGCCCGCTGTTGCTCAATCGTCTGATAACGCTGCTTCTGTTCGTTTGTGCGCGTATCTACGAAATGTTGAATGTTGAATTTCACTCGCCTTGCCTCCGACTCATGAATCCAGGCTGACAAGGGCTTGGCATCGGAACCACCGGCTGCGGATGCATCAAAGCCTCAACGTGCTTGGCGATGATTCGCGCGACGAGCTGGCGGGTGCCGGGGATGGTCATGGCGTTCTCTGTTTGACCAGAGTTTCGAGCTCGTTCGCCGCGCGGTCTTCTTTCGCTCGCAAAACCTCCAGCGCTTTCTCAGCGCGGATTCGATCCTTGCGGGTGCCAATGGCGAGTTGCAGAGCGCGGTCCAGTTCGGCGTCGATGATCATTTCGGTAACCCCATCCAATGTGGGACCGACATTAGCACCGCTAACCGGTGAGTACAAGAGGGGTGCTAATGTTTTTTATCCGTTCCTGGGTGAGATACGGAATATGAGACGTATGTCGCAATGCGGCGACGGCCGCTAGTTGGACAATAAAAGCGTGTGGAAAGCTAAGCCCCAGGTTTGGGGCCCTCTGTATGGAGAGCTAACCTAGATCAAGAATTGCGGCGGGAATTGCCGCCAGGGAGAGCGAGTGTCGCCAGCGCCAGTTTCTTCTCGTCGGGCATGTCGGGCCACGCTTCAGCGATGGGCGCCATACCCTCCGGTATACGTCCGGCTGTCACACGGCTGTAGGCCCAATCGGGCCAGATGTTTTGCGGGAGAGTCTCGAGATAATCCGCGAAGTTCAGCTTCCACTCGGTGTTCAGAGCGATATGAAGTCGCAGAATCTGGCTGACAGTGCTTGGATCTACGCCGTGAAGTATTGCCAGCTGCTTTTGCGATAGCGGCTTACCCGCTCGCTTGAGCTCGTCCCACTTCTCGCGGAGCAGCCGGCAATCCCGTTTCTGCTCCTCGCTCAATGGTGTGCGACGTACTGTCTTCTTGGCAGCCATGTGACGACGTAATGAGACCCGAGAATCAATCGCCTTATTGTTAACTTTAGTATCGCAAAACATTCATTGACTCCGCAATAGAAATACATTAGCACCCCTCTTGTGTCAGGAATGAAGCACTGCTAATCTCAGGGGTAATGAAACTCCTGACTGACCGGCTTTCTGAGATGGGCATCACGCATGCCCAATTCGCAGCAAGCATCAAAGTCCATCCCACCAGCGTCTCCCAGTACCTCAATCGGCACAGCCGACCTCCGCTGGACGTCTTCGCCAGGATCGTGAAAGAGACCGGCCTTCCTTGTGAAGCGCTGCTCGCCATGTTCCTCGAGAAGCCACTCCTGAAGCGTCGGCCGGCGCGATGAGCCTCGAGCGCCAAGACGTACGCGCGAAGCTGGACCCCGATATGTACGAGGCCCTCAAGGCGATTCTCGAAGCGAAGGGACTCACGCAGGGCGAGTTCATCGAAAACCTTCTGGTCCCAGAGATTAAGCGGCTTGTCCATGAAGCAACCTTAATTGTGGACCGGCTGCGCGTCTCGGGACAAAACGGGAGAAACCGCGCATGACCAACAAAAACAATAACTTGGGGAGACGTATGACCGACCCCCCTCAGGTCTCAAAAAAAAGCCTGGAAACACTGCTCGTCGGCATCGCCCTCGGTGCGGTGAGCATGACTGTCTGGTTCTTCATCTTCATGAAGCTGGCCGGCAAATGATTGCGACCGACGCGCTGTTGTTACCCCACCGCGCGCCCTTGGCCTGTCGGTTGTTTGATCGACAGGCCCTTTTCTTCCCGCCCGCGACCATATCGCACTCACAGTCTCACGCGCTGTTAAGAGCGGCGATCCACCCCTGCCGGGTGGCCGGGCGATCTTTCCCACCCATGAGGATTTCACATGATCAAACCGACCATTGGCCGCGTAGTTCTTGTCCAAAATCGTTCCGGCTCGACCGACACATCACAGGCCGAACCTGCTCTCGTCTCATATGTCTGGAGCGATCGGCTGATCAACGTTGGAGGCTTCGACCACAACGGGACGCCGTTTGCCTTCACATCGCTAACCCTGTTGCAGGACGACGATCCATTGCCAGCGGGCGCTTACGCCGAGTGGATGCCCTACCAGAAAGGGCAGGCGGCGAAGACGGATGCTCTGGAAACCGCTGCCGCGGCGCGCGCTGCCGGACCGTCCAGCTACTGACCCTTTCGCCCGGTGGTATCGCGCAGGCCGCCGGGCGTTCCTGCTGATGGCAAGGATCAGAACCATCAAACCCGAATTTCCACATAGCGAGAGTATGGGGAAAGTGTCGCGAGACGCTCGCCTGCTGTTCATCCAACTCTGGACTCTCGCCGACGATTCCGGGAGGGCTCGCGGGAATTCGCGAATGCTCGCGAGCCTTCTATACCCCTATGACGACGATGCCAAGAGCCTCATTGGAGGCTGGTTGACCGAGTTGGAGGGCGTCGCGGCGGTGCGCTGCTACCAGATTGATGGCGAATCCTACCTCGACATTCCTAACTGGTTGAAACATCAGAAGATCGACAAGCCCAGCGCTTCGAAATACCCCGCATTCGTTGAGTCCTCGCGAAAGTTATCGAGCCCTCGCGAGCTTTCACCCCCGGATCAAGGACCAAGGACCAAGGACCAAGGAAGGGAAGGGAAGGGATCTACTACGGCGTCTGCGACGCCAACATGGTTTGTGGAATTCAGGCAGGTGTATCCCGAGAGGGCAGGGGATCAGGGATGGCGGAAGGCCGAGAAGGCGTCCAATGCCAGGATTGCGGAAGGACACACAACCGCGGAGTTCATCGCGGGTGCCAAGCGCTACGCCGCTTACTGCTCTGCGGCTGGCAAGACCGGCAGCGAATACGTCAAGCAGGCCGCGACCTTTCTCGGCCCCGATAAACCCTTCCTGCTTCCGTGGACCGCTCCGCCAAAACCAGAAACTGCGACCGACCAGCTGCTGCGCATGCTGGACAACCGCGACAACTCACGAGTGATTGAGCATGAACCCGGATTCAAGCAGCTCCCGCGCCAGTGAAGTATGGCGGCGGTTTGCCGGCCTGTTTGGTGGCGACGCCATCATGCGTAAGTTCGGCAAGGAGATCCCGCCCGAATGGACCAGCGTGCTTTCGAAGCTCAAGGATTATGAGCTCGACCGCGGCATGCGCAGGTTGGTGCATTCCGGTCGTGATGGCGTTCCGTCCTTGCCGGCCTTCGTCAAGCTGTGCAGAACCATCCAGGACGATGGCGTCGATGAAGGTCCGCGTCCGATCGCGCTCCCGAATCCGGACAAGTTCGATGGTGATAAATGGGATATCGCATCGAACCAACGGCTGATGGCGTATCTGATGCGCAAGATCGTGGAACGAACCAACGTCTTCGGTGCGCCGAAGTCTCCGGAAATGAAGCGCATCACAGACATTTTCGTCGGCTACAAGAAGCGCTGGGCTGCTCTAATGCGTGATTGGGACGTTAACCGCGAGACCGGTGAGATCATCGAGCCTTCGATGGAAGATCAGAGCGCGAGCTGGGCCAACCTTATCGAGAGCGCGGAAGCCGAAATAGCACAACGGAAGGCCGCATGAAATGGCGCGGCATCAATGAGCATGTCATCGAATCCGACGCGGGTTACCGTGTGTTGGAGTGCACAGCTGAAGGCATACCAACGGGCCGCTATGTTGCATTCATTGGCAAGACCACGCCAACTTGGATGTCCCAAGTGTTGGGCGGCTACAGCTCAGGTGAAGAAGCGCGACAGGCATGTATCGCGCACCTCTCAAAAACTCAACAGGAAATGACCGCATGAACAAACTCCACGGACTCCAACCGTATTTTGACTGGGCCGACCGCAAGGCGAACATCACCCGCTTTCGCAAATGGCTCGCAATGATGGCTTCGATTGCCCTGATCGGCTGCGTCTCTGTGCATCAGCCAAAACCCGAGATCGTGCCAACTCCGATCGCCGCTTTCGACTTCATCCAATGCGGTGGAGCTCTCGCGCTGTTTGTGATCGTGGATCCGACCCACGTCATCCGCTTCGACCAGAAGCAAACGACTATCTTCACCATCGAGAATGGAAAGATGACCGAGACGAACGGACCTCCAACGCCATTCAGCCAAGCGCTGCAGATCGCCGAAACCGCGGGCATCACGTCCAACGCAATTGCGCCGTGTGGGAAGCCCGAGGCCACGACATGACCGGCGAAGGCTTCGCATTCTTTCGATGGCATAGCCTCGAATTCCGCGGCTGGGAACCGGCCGAATGCAAGCGTCATTACGTCTGCTGGCGAGATTGGGAGCAAAATTACCGATGAAAACTCGACTCGACGCCTGCGATAGCTGGCATCCCGACACCGAATCGCGGTTCAAGCTCCACAAGAGCGGCAGAGACAGACATGGCAACTATCGCCACCGTCAGATCTGCCTCGAATGCAACCGCATCAAGGTCATGGAAAACCGTCACCGCATGGCCAGTAAACGGCCTTACGGAATCATTCCCCTCAATTGGCCCGCGCCTCAACTGTGAGCTGGAGAAGACCTAATGGATTTCGAACAGATGGAAATGCAAAAGAGATTGTCGCCGCTCTACGTAGCAGTGCTGTGCTTGTCTGGCCTATCGGTCGGCCTGCTGACCTTCTGTGTCGGTCTGCCAGCGGCCTGCATCTTCTGGACGTGGATGGGATTACGAAGAACCGCAAGCGCGATCCGAAGCAGCTGGAGCTATTCGTGTTGTGGAAAGTCCAGCTTGTCCGCACACCCAAAGCTGCGCTCAAAGCTGTAGGGGTGATCTCGTGAAGCCACCTGAAGAGAGATACTTCATCAGCACCACGTGCAAGCGGGGCCATACAGGCCGGCGGTACAAGAGCACTGGATCTTGTGTCGAGTGCATGCGGCTACACCGGATCAATCGTAAGTTACGCGACCATGCAGGTGCCCGATGAGACCGCGCAAACTGACACCCGAACGCGCAGCCTATGTTCGAACTATTATTTCGCTTAGGCGCTTACTGCCAACACATAGTGAACTTGCTAAGGCCGAGGGTGTTAGCAAGAGTTTGGTCGATCAGATTGCATCTGGATACTGTTACAAGAATGTAGATACAACAAACGTACATGCGATTCTGATGGCACTCGGGATAAACATTCCCCAGACTCCCGAGAATGCCCCAGCCGATCAAGGGTGAACGCCTGTCCACGTTCGTGGCTCGATTCATGAAATCGAAGGAAGCTCGCGGCTCGTTTCCGAAGCAGAGTCAGCGCGCGGCAGTGGCGTACAGCGAATTTAAGCATAAGGACAAGAAGTGAGCGCCAACCGGCTATTCCTCGTCTGTTCTCATCATCCCAATCTCGAGGACGCTCTGTGCCTTGCCGATCGCGCCGGCAACGACGTGCAATACATCCTGACCTCACTACGTCGAGCTGATGACTGGTTTGCCAAGCATGCGAAATGCGGCCGCGGTTGTGACCATTACCAATTGGCGTTCCATCATCCGATGGACCACGACATTCCTAAGCCGGCAGATCCAGTTCCAGCTGCAGTTCGCATGGAAATAGCGAAGGCAGGAATGTAATGCCAGTTATTGGCGAACGTGAAGTCGCGCGGCAGCAGGGCCATTCGCAGTATGTGACTGGACGTCCTTGCAAGTATGGACATACAGGGCCGCGCTATACGCAGAATGGTATGTGCTGTCAATGCGGCAAGCAACTTGCGGCGGCATGGCGACTGGCAAATCCCGAGCTATACAAATCCTCCGCCAAACAATCCGCTCTCAAACATGCTGAGAGGCGTAAGGCATATCAGCGCGCAAATAGCCATAAGCACAAACTCGCAAAATGGAAGCGTCTTGGCTACCCAGAGCCAATAAGGCCATGCCCTGAGAGATGTGAAATCTGCGATCAGCGACCTGAAGGCAATCGGGGGCTTCATCTCGATCATTGCCACGACACTGGCCGATTCCGCGGCTGGCTTTGCTTTGGGTGCAACACTGCTCTTGGCCGATTGGGCGATAGCCCGGAGCTACTAAGCAAAGCGCTAGCCTATCTGCGCAACGGGAGCCACTAGTGATCGTTGAAGACTCAATTGATCTTCCCCAGGCCTATCACTACCTATTCCGCAGGGGCTCTGACACCGCGCCAGAACGCGAAGGCGCTGAGAAACACCTCGCAGCCCAAGGATGCACGCGGGTCCTGCATTACGCCTCGCCTGAAGGCTATGCGTCGTTCGGATATGTCGAGCGAGTTGAAGTCCTGCGCCAACGCGCAATGGAGCCTAGGTATGGGTGAGCATCCCGAAGTCATCACTGGTCCTTTGCGCATGTTAGGTGATCGCATATTGCTCAAGCCACTCGACTGGGAAGCGAGCAAGGTCATCACCGCCATCCGCCAAGGCAGACCGGTTCGTGGTGAGGTTGTCGCAGTCGGCCCCGGCATTCATCCGGTGAGTAAGCGCACCAAGCTCAACGACGGCAGGCAGCGAATCGACTTCTCCAAGCGCTTTCAGCGGACTGAAGTGAAGGTCGGTGATGTCGTGGAACTCGGTGGCCTGAACATCTTCGACGGACGCGGCTATGACTTCCCAGAGGTCATTGTGAACGGGATCAAGCACCTGATCATCACCGAGCGTGATGTGGCGGGAGTGAGGGAAGCCTCATGACCATGCAACCGCAGTATACGTGCCCTGAGTGCCGCTCCGCCTATTTGGGCTACGATATTGCTCATGATGACTACTACTGCTTCCCCTGCGACATCTCTTTTACGGTCCTGAGCACCGAGGAGACTCACAAGCTTTATGACGGTGGACCGCCAAAGCGGACAGGTTGGATATCCCCTTTGCACAGGAGAGCATGGGTAGCCGAGCAGCCTCAGGGAGGATGCATGAGAACGCCCTTAGCGGACGCGCGTGCAGCAGCGCAACGAGCCAAATCGAGTTGGAAGCTACCCGCGGAATATTGGTCGGTCTTCAGCTCTGGCCTGCACATCGGTAACAAGATTGATTTTATAAGGTGGCGGCTCATCACGCTTGGCATGGCCACTCAGAAACAGTGACCTCCGAGAACCTCAAGCCCTTCCAGCCCGGCCAATCCGGCAACCCCGGTGGAAAGCCCAAGGCTGCGCGCAATCGCCTGCAGGGCGGCTTCCTAAACGCTCTGGCGGATGATTTCGACGCACACGGCAAAGACGCGATTGTGCGAGCTCGTGAAGAGGACCCGATGGGGTACGTCAAAGCGATCGTCGCTCTGATGCCGAAGCAGGTTGAACAGTCACAGCCATTGGACGATCTGACCGATGCAGAACTCACTGCCGGCATCGCCCTTCTCAGAAGCCGCCTTTCTGGCGCTACTGGTGAAGGAAGCGACGCGCCGGGCAAGTCAACGTCGGTTAACTGACTATGCGCCATATCCGAAGCAGCGCGAGTTCCATGCAGCTGGCGCTACGTTTCGCGAGCGCATGCTCATGGCCGGAAACCAGGTCGGCAAGACACTCTCCGCAGCGTTTGAAGTCGCCATGCATCTCACTGGTAAGTATCCAGAGTGGTGGACAGGCAAGCGGTTCACTGAAAACGTTCGCTGGCTCGCAGGATCTGAGTCTGCCGAGCTCACACGCAAAGGCATCCAGCGTCTGTTGCTTGGGCCGCCAGAGAACGAAGCCCAGTGGGGAACTGGCGCAATCCCAAAAGCTGACGTTGTGGATTGGGCCCGTCGTCAAGGCGTCCCCGATGCAGTTGCCACGATCAACGTGCAGCACTATGACCTGGACGGCAAGCCCGATGGGATCTCTTCAGTGCAGCTAGCCACTTACGATCAAGGCCGCACCAAGTGGCAGGCCGATACCGTGCATGGCGTGTGGTTCGATGAAGAACCGCCGGAGGATATCTACTTCGAGGGTATCACCCGCACGAACACGACTCTGGGTCCGGTAATGACCACGCTCACTCCACTGATGGGCGTGTCGAATGTCGTGAAGCGGTTCTATCTAGACAAGGAACCGAGCACGCATCTTACGATGATGGATATCGCCGATGCCGAGCACTATACGCCCGAGCAACGGGCGGCAATCATTGCGAGCTATCCCGCTCACGAACGTAAAGCCCGCACCAAGGGCATTCCTCAACTTGGGAGTGGGCGCGTGTTCCCGATCGACGATGATGAGATCAAGATCCAGGCGTTTCCCATCCCAGCTCACTGGCCACAGATCGCCGGCATCGACTTCGGATGGGACCATCCTTCAGCTGCAGCACGTCTGGCATGGGATCGCGATGCGGACTGCATTTACGTGATCGCCACTCACCGCCAGCGCGAGCAGACACCAGTCATGTTTGCAGCGAGTGTCAAGCCTTGGGGCGCGTGGTTGCCATGGGCCTGGCCCCATGATGGTTTGCAGCACGACAAAGGTTCTGGCGAACAACTGGCAAAGCAGTACAAAGAGCAAGGTCTCGCCATGCATCCCCAACGAGCGACGTTCGAGGATGGTTCGAACGGTGTAGAGGCCGGCATTACAGGGATGCTCGACCGCATGCAGACCGGCCGTCTAAAGATATTCAGCCATCTCACCGAATGGTTTGAGGAATTCAACCTCTACCACCGCAAGGATGGATTGATTGTGAAGAAGGGCGACGACCTTCTATCCGCCACACGCTACGCGATGATGATGCGTCGCTTTGCGACTACCCAGAACAAGCCAGCTCCTACCAACAGCAATACGACCTCATTCGCAGGCCGTGACGGAAACGGATGGATGTCATGACACGCGCCGAGCTCGAAACAGAATTGGAACGCTGGAAAGCCCTTGGCATGGATGCAGCCGCAAGGCTCGAGGAAATCTCCCGAACTCGCGTCAGTCAGACGATGACAGAGCACCGGGCCGCTGAGATCGTGGCTGAGAACAACGCTGTCCTGGCCGGTATTGCTGTCAGCATCCGGGAGCTGCTCAATGGCTCGTGATGATCTGGACAAGGACGCAATCTCTGACGACGGTATCTGGCGTGAATGTGCAGACCGATTGCAGATTGCCCAAGCTGCCGAGTCTGAGAACCGCAAGAAGGGCGTCAAGGCCATCAAGTTCCGCTGGGGCGAGCAGTGGCCGGATGACGTTAAAAATTCGCGCAAGAGCTCTGGTAGACCAGCTCTTACGATCAATCATGCCAATGTATTCTGCCAGCGCCAGGAGAACACGCTTCGTCAGCAACGACCTAGGATCAAGGTCCATCCCGTGGGAGATGGGGCCAACGTCGATACTGCGGCAACGGTGCAGGGAATAATCCGGCATATCGAGAATCGCTCGTATGCTTCTGTTGCCTATGACCGCGGAGCCAAAGGTGCAGTCGACATCGGCTGGGGCTACTGGCGTATTGCGGGCGAGTTCTTAGGTCCGAAAAGCATGGATCAGGAGTTGAAAATCCTCCCGATCCGCAATCACTTCAGCGTGTACATGGATCCGGGTGCCAAGTTCCCGGATGGTCGCGATCAGAAGTGGTGCATCATCTCCGAAACCATGAAGCGGCAGGAGTACAAGCGCCGCTATCCCAAGGCCCAGAACATCGACTACAGCTATGTCGATTCGCCGGGTGACTTAGGGATTCTCAACAATGAGTGGGAAGGCAAGGAGGAGATTCGACTTGCGGAGTATTACCGGATTCATGAGGTCAGAGACACGCTCTGCCTAATGAACGATGGCAGTACGCTGTTCAAGTCCGAATTGCCGGCCGAAGAACTTCGAACCGCGCTCAACTACCAGCCGCAGATCGATCCGAAGACTGGAACGCCTGTCGAGCGCCCAAGCACCAGGCTAACGGTCGAGTGGTTCCGGCTCAACGGCAAAGAGATTGTCGAGCGAACCACTATTCCCGGTCGATATATCCCGGTCATCCGCTCCGAAGGCAACGTCGAAGAGATCGACGGCAAGACAGTTCGAAAGGGTATGGTCGAGGATCTGATCGACCCTGCGCAGATGTACAACTACTGGCGTACTGCCCAGACGGAACGCTATGCATTGGCTCCCAAGGCTCCGTGGGTTGTGGCCGAGGGCCAGACTGATGGTCATCCGGAATGGAATGACGCCAACCAGAAATCCTACAGCACACTGGTATACAAGGCCGTCACTGTCACGACTGCTCAAGGGGAACAGGTTCTCCCCCCTCCGCAGAGACAGCCGCCGGTCCCGGTAGAAGAAGGCATGGCCGCTGCTGCTGCTGGAGCAGAACACGATCTGATGAGCGTGGCGGGCATGCCGCAGGAGAATCCCGAGCTCGCCTCGCGGATTGTCGGCGGTAACAAGTACCTCCAACGCCGGCAGGGCATGCAGGATCTGACGCATTTTCAGTACTACGACAATCAGACTCTGGCTATTGCCTGGACCGGTGAAGTGCTGCTCGAGATGATCCCGCACTACTACGACACCGAGCGGATGCAGCGGATCATTGGCGAGGATGGAGTTCCGCAGGTGGTTAAGATCAACGAGCAAGGCGCTCCGGACGACAGCGGCGTTCAACGAGTGAAGAACGACATGACCGTGGGTCTGTATTCCGTAGTCATGGATACCGGACCTGGCTATGCAACCAAGCGTGAGGAAGCCGCGGAGAACATGGTCGAGGTCCTCGGAACCCCGCTGGGTGAGGTTGTGGTACAGCAGGGGGCCGATTTGGTCCTGCGTAATATGGACTGGCATGGCGCTGACGAACTCGCAGACCGGGTTGCCTCAACAATTCCCGCGGCGATGGAGAAGATGGTCGAGGGCCTACCGAAACAGGCTCAGAACATCATCGGATCGATGCAGAAGCAGCTGCAGGACCTCCAGGGACAGTTGCAGCAGGCTCAACTCGAGATCAAGTACCAGGGATCTGTGAAGGAAATGCAGGTTCACGGCAAGCTCGAAGAGATCGACCGAAACAACGAGAACCGCGTTCAGGTCGAGCACATGAAGGGTGCGACATCACGGGACGTGGCTGAGATTCATGGAGCGACACAGCTCCTCAACACCCGCGCAGAGGCAGAAGGCGACGAGAAAGCCGCTCGTGCCCTGATCGATGCGGGAACCAAAGACAGAGCGGAGTAACAGATGGCTCAGGTAGTCACGAACGACAACATGGTCGAGTTCATCCAGACTGGCAAAGTCGCGGAGTTCAAAGCTCCCGATGCGCCGAAGGATGACAAGCCTGCAACTTCGGACAGCAAGACGGAGTTGAATCCCCGCGCTGCAGACGGTACGTTTCAGTCTCCCACTGGAGAGAAGTCTCCAGAGGAGAAAGGTAAGGCGGCGCCTCAGCCCGCAGATGATGACCCCGATGGCGCGAATCTGACCGAACACGCTCGACGTGTGATCGGAAAGAAGCACAGAGCGATGAAAGAGGCGGAAGAGTTCGGGCGCGATGAAGCGCGCCGAGCAATCGCAGCAGAAGCACGGGCAGAAGCTCTCGAGCGCGAGTTGAGTTCGCTCAAGGGCACGAAGTCAGGCCAGGGCCCAGCGGCTGGTGAAGGTGATGAACCCAATCCAGACGACTTCAAGACGGTCGGTGAGTACGCCCGCGCTGTAGCGACGTACGAGGTGGCAAAAGCGGCCAAAGCGGCTCGAGAGGCTGGTAAACAGCATAACGAGCAAGCCAGGCAGCAGGCAGAAGCGGAAGAGATCGGCGCCAACTTTGTGAAGCGGCGCGCGGAGTTCGAAAAGGCACATCCTGACTTTGAGGAAGTGTTGGACGGTTCTCCACTGATCATCCCAGATGCAGGCCTCCAGTACATCGCAGAGAGTGAGATTGGCCCGGAATTGGCCTATTTCCTCGCCCAGTCGGGTAATAAAGAGACAGCCGAACGTTTGTCGAAGCTCTCGCCGAGCCGCTGTATAGCAGAACTCGGCAAGCTGGAGGCTCGACTCGAAGAGGCTGCGAAGGTGAAGGATCCCCCGAAAGGCGAACCCCCTACACAGTCAACTCGGCAAGTCTCCAGGGCGCCCGCACCGATTCAGCCTCTGAGTGGTGATGCTGCGACCCCGGTCAAAAAGGACCCGTCGGAGATGAGCTTCCAGGAGCTGCGCGCTCACCGTATGACGGAGCGCGCGTCAGGCAAACGCATGTAGAGCGTGCTTGAGACGGCGGCGGGTATGACAACCCTCTTTCGGAGCTGCCGTTTTGAGCAACAACCTGCTGACAATCTCCTACATCACGAACGAAGGGCTCGTGATCCTGGAGAACACTCTCATCTTCGCCGACAAGGTCGATCGCCAGTACTCTGACGAATTCGCGGTCAAGGAAGCGAAGATTGGCGCGACCTGTAACGTCCGCCGGCCTCCTCGCTATCTCGGTACGTTCGGTCCCGCCCTCAACGTCGAGGACACGAACGAGACCTACATCCCCGTCACGCTGAACTACCAGTTCCACGTTGACGTCCAGTTCTCCACGGCAGACTTGCTGCTGTCGATGGATCGCTTTCGCACCAGAGTGCTGGCCCCGATGATGGCGACGATCGCCAACCGGGTGGACTCGGATGGTCTGTACTTCGCCTACCAAAATACCGCGCTGTCTGTCGGTACTCCGGGCGTCAGTCCTTCCTCGTACAAGACCTTCTCCGATGCCCGCGCGTTGCTGGCCTTCGAAGCCTGTCCAAAAGGCGACAGGAACCTGGTCTTGGACCCGCTCTCAATGTCTTCGGCCACTGACGGCGTGAAGGGGTTGTTCAATCCCCAGGCGCAGTTGGGCGAGTACGTCAAAAACGGCATGATCGCCAAGAACTTCGCCGGTCTCGACTGGTTCGAAGATCAGAACGTCGTATCGTTCACCACTGGCGCACAGGGCGGAACACCTCTGCTCACGGCCAATACTGGTGGGGCCTTCCTGACCTCCGGCTGGGCGCAGTCTGGCTTCATCCAGACCAACGGTTGGACCGCAACGACTGGCGTCATCAAGGTCGGCGATATCATCCAGATTGCGGGTGTCTTCCCAGCCAATCCTCAGAGCCGAACTCAGTATGGAAACGCGCTGAAGCAGTTCGTCGTCCTGCCTCCGGGTGGTTACACGCAGAACCCGATCGGTACTGCGACTCCGGGTTTGGCATTCGCTGCCGCAACCCTCACCAGCGGTACGTTCAACCCGGCAACGGGTGTGTACACCTCTGGTGGTGGCGCTGGAGCGCTGTCGATCCTGATCGGCGAGTGCTGCATCACCGGTGGTCAGTTCCAGAACGCGGTGACTACGGCGGCATTCACGGCAACCTCGGCCCTCACGGTCAATGGCGGAACTGCCAACGCCACGAAGGTCACCCCGCAGGGAATCGTGACGCATCGGAATGCCTTCGCACTGGCGTTTGCGGATTTGCCGCTGCCTCGCGGAGTCCATGAGGCGGCTCGAGCGAATGATTCCGACATCGGAATGAGCATGCGCTCGGTCACCCAGTACACCATCAACAACGACGCGCTGCCGACACGTATCGACGTGCTTTACGGTTACGCGGGCCTCTACCGGCAGCTGGCTTGCCGCGTGGCCGGTTAAGGAGTAACGACAATGCCTTCAGTGAATCCGGGTCCTGCGTCCCAGACTACGGTCAACACGCAGTCCCCTTACAGTCCGGAAGTCACGGTCCAGACGATCGCGGTGAACCTCACGCCGCTATCGGTTGCGACGATTACCACGGCCGAGCAATCATTTGGCTTGAACGGTGTGTCGCAGGTCACTGCGGCCACCGGCATCAAGGCTGGCGATGTGATCATCGGAGTCAATCCGCCGGGAATGACAACGGGCGTGGTCGTGGCGAATGCCCGAGTGGACGCATCTGTGGATGACAAGTTCTATCTGGAATTCGTCAATCCCACGGCTGGCGCCGTAGTACCTCTTACGGGGCTCTATCTGCTGACAGTCGCTCGGTTCAACCAGAGCACCAAGCCGCCCGGAACGACGACTTACGCCTTCGTTCCGACTGCTGTTGTGTAACCCAACCGCCCCGGTTGTGAGCCGGGGCTTTTCCAGGAGGGCGTATGCCCGGTCCGTCAACTCTTCCGCGCGGGAACATCGCACTGGCGATGATTCTGCAGACTGTTCAGTCACTCGTCAGTGTCGCAGCCAATACGACAGCTGAGCAAACCTTCACATTTCAGGGCTTGCTGCCTGGAGATCAGATTGCAGTCACCAAAAATACCGCGCAGGCGGGTTTGGGAATCGTCAATTCGAGGGTGAGCGCTGCCAATACCGTGGCCATCACATTCTCAAACAACACCGGCGCGCCCATCGTTCCGACTGTCGGCGACACCTATTTCATCGAGCTTAATCGGCCGGAGAATCCCGGAGCTTTGCCGACCGCACTTGTATGACCGCCGCAGTCAAAAGGATCGTTGTAGCCAATACGACCAACCTGACGCAGGTCAAGGACGGCGCTACGGCATCCCTGAAAGGCATTGCAGCGCTCAATACGACTGCTGCGGCGATCTTCCTGAAGTTCTACTGGTATGTATCGACACCCGCGGCCCCGACGCCCATTGTGGGAACTACGGTGCCGGATATCACCATTGAACTACCGGCGCTCGGCACGACCACTGGGAACATTCTGCAATCGTGGCCGGACGGCCTGCAGAAAGCTGGCCTTTTATTCCTCGCAGTGACAAATCTGGCACCCGACAGTGATGCAACGGTCGTAGCGGCGGGATCGGGAATCATTTCAGTCTTCTACGAGTAACCTATGACCACCGGTCAGGATCTGGTCACCGGGGCCCTTCGGTTCATCAATTCCTATTCGCCGGGTGAATCTCTCGATGCATCCGACGCCCAGGATGCGCTCGACACCCTCAACGATCTGCTCGAGTCTCTGAGCACCAGCGAAGCCAGTGTCTTTGCCAGTGAAGAGGACGTCTTCACCTACACTGCTGGACAGTTTCGCTACACCATCGGCAATTACAGCGGCGGAACGTTTGCGGGAATGGTGACGAACGGCTCTCCGACGATTACCGCGGCTACCATCCCCTCTACAATGCTGGCTCGAGGCGATCTGACCGGAACAGGAATTCCTGCCGGCGCCACAATCCTCTCATTCAATGCCGGCGCCGGTACGGTCACGATGTCGGCCAATGGCATAGCTTCTCCGGGTCCGCAGCAGATCGGATTCACCATCCCTGGTGATTTCAAGATGGCCCGGCCTCTGCGGATCACGAATGCGTTCACACGCATTACCACGCAAGCTTCTGGTCTCGATTACCCGATGGAGATCATTGACCAGACCCGGTATGTGAGTATCGGGTTCAAAGCCATTTCCGCTCCGTGGCCGATCTACCTCTGGTACAACCCGACAATGCCGCTGGGGACTCTGTTCTTCTATCAGAACCCATCTGGTGCGGCTGAGTTGCATCTCTACAGCGATCTGATCCTGACCAATTTGGCTTCCCTTTCAACCGTGATCCAGATGCCGCAGGGCTATGCGCGCATGTTGAAACGCTTGCTGGCCCGTGAACTCGCACCGGAATACGGCGCCATCTGGACTCCCATGAGAGAGAAGCTGACGCAGGAGGCCTATGGATTTGTCAAAGCATTGAACGCCAATCCTGTTCCTGTCGCGTCCTATGACTCGGAGCTGGTCCAGTCCAATACGAGTGACGCGGGATGGATTTTGAACGGGGGCTTTCGCTGATGGAGGCTGGTGACTTTGGATTTGTAGGCCAAAGTTATGAGGCACCAGATCCGTATCAGGATTCCCAACGCCTGATCAATTGGTATGTCGAAGTCAGCCAGGATGGCAAGTCGAAAACCCCAACCGCTTTGCTGGGGACTCCGGGACTCAACCAGATTTTCGACTTCAGTATCATGACGAACGGCACGACTGTCCCTTTGACCGGCGGAGTCCGCGGAATTTGGGTATTGCCGGGCGGGATAGATGCGCTATGGGTGGTAGGAAGCTCGGTCATTCTCACCCGAATGATCGTTGCCGCTACTCAAACCTCAATCGCACGGTTCTCAAAGACACTGATCGGCAGCATTCTAACCAACTCCGGACCTATATCCATTGCCGATAATGGCATGAGTAGCGGCACCCCAACCGCGTGCATTGTCGATGGCCCATATGGGTATTACTACAGCATTACCGGACTGACCCTTACACAGATCACGGATCCTGGATTTCTGGGATCGGATCGGGTCGATTTCCTTGATGGTTGGTTTCTCTTCAATCAGCCAGGCACACAGAAGAATTACACTACGGGCCCGACGCCTTATGCGTTGACCTTCCCCGGTGCTTTCTTCGCACTCAAGGATTCCTCGAGCGATAACCTCGTTACGCACATGGTGAACAATCGCGAGTGGTGGCAGATCGGTGAGCGATCATCAGAAGTTTGGTACGACGCGGGAGGCGCTAATTACGCCTTCAGCCGAATTCCTGGGGTAGCTCCGCAGATAGGCTGCTCAGCGAAACACTCGATTGCCCGCCTTGGAAGTTCGCTCGTTTGGCTGGGTAGGAGCGAACGGGGTGAGAACGTCGTCATCCGCACCAACCAGTACAGCTATGAAGACATCTCCACCCGCGCTGTAGAAGCCGCCATTACAAGCTACCCGCTAGTGTCTGATGCATTCGGATTCGTCTATGAGGAAGAAGGGCATCTGTTCTATGTCTTGACATTCCCGACCGCTGACAAAACCTGGGTGTATGACGACACTTCGAAGATGTGGCACCAAAGGGCCTCATTCGACCCTGCTACAGGAACCTTCCATCGAGCGAAGGCCAACGCCTATGCGAACTATCAGAACATCCGATGCGTGGGGGATTTTCAGGCCCAGAAGGGCTATCAGATGTCTCGGAAGTTCTATGTGGATGGCGATACGCCGCTGATTGCGATCCGTCGATGTCCCCACATTTGGAGTAAGGAGGATCGGAAGCGCATCTTCGCTGCCGCTCTGCAGATCGAGTTCGCACCCGGGGTCGGATTGCAAACTGGACAGGGCTCTGATCCCCGGGCGATGTTGCAGATCTCCTATGACTACGGCGCAACGTTCGGCACGCAGCACTTCCTGAATATCGGCAAGGCCGGTAAGTTCAAGAATCGCTGTATCCGGCGACGGCTTTCCACGGCTCGAGACATGGTGTTCGAGGCCAGCATCAGCGATCCGGTCCGCCGGGATGTCGTCGGGGCTACTCTCACCGCGCAGGGCGAAGAAAGCGAGGCGGGATAGTGCCTCAGCAATTTAACAGCCTCCCGACTTATAGCGTGTCCCTTATCCAAGGAAGGGAAACAGCCGCCCCATGGTATTTCTTCTGGCAGGGTCTATTCAGAGGACTGGCACCGGGCGCGGTGATTCCTACAGCACCCGCTGCATCGCCGTATACATTCACAGCGGCGGTGAAGGGCTTCATGCTCATTACCGGTGGGACGGTTTCATTGGTGGAGTTCTCCCGGGATGGAGTGACGTTCTATAGCTATGGGACCACTAGTGGACAGTTCACGCTTAACTCTGCCGATCGACTGCGGGTGACCTATACCGTAGCTCCCACAATGACGTTTGTGCCGACGTGAGCTTCGAAGCTGAAAGTAAGGCGCTTGAACAGGTGCTGATACCTTCGCGGGAGCAAATCCTAGCGCTTGAATCCCGTATGCGGGAATTCGAGCAGATCGATTGTCCGCTGACCCATACCTTTGCGCCAGGATCGTACGCGAGGGGCATTCAGCTTCCAGCTGGAGCGCTAGTAGTTGGTAAAATACACAGGCATGCGCACGTCAATATAGTGTCCCGCGGTCTGGTGACTGTGGTGACCGAGTTCGGGCGAATGCAGATCGATGCACGTCAGCAACCTGTAATTTTCACCTCTAAACCCGGCACGAAACGGGCGCTCTATGTGCATGAAGAAACTTGGTGGACAACGGTCCATGTTGTAGAATCGACGAATCTCGCAGATATCGAGCGCGAAATTATCGCGCCGGACTATGCCGAGTTAGATGCTGCACTGGCGAGAGCGTGCATCGAACTCATTGAGGCCGAGCCTCATGAGGTCGAGCATGTCTTGCCACGAACAGTGGGCATCGATTAAAGGTTACGAGGGCATCTACGCCGTTTCCGACCTAGGGAACGTGATGTCGATGAACTACGCCAAATCCGGACTCCCGGGATTATTGGCATTCTCAAAATCTCGCGGATATCTCTCCGTCGAGCTCCAGACCGGACCCGTAAAGAAGCGCTTCACGGTTCATAGGCTTGTTGCAGAGGTCTTCATAGGGCCACGTCCGGAAGGCCAGCACGTCAATCACATTGATGGCGACAAAGGGAATAACGCGGCTGTCAATCTGGAATACGTGACTCCTTCCGAAAACCAAAAGCATTCATTTCGTCTCGGTCTTCAGTGCAACAAGGGCGAACGGCATAGCCAAGCGAAATTGAATGAAGAGAAGGTCCGCGATATCCGGCGCCGAGTCGCGGCTGGCGAAAATCTGAATGCACTCGCTCGTGAATTCGATGTCTCCCGAGCCACGATCTACTACGCATCTACGGGTAAAAGATGGGGGCACGTAGTAGAGAAATGTGAGATAATTCAATGACATGGATTGCGGTGGCCGTTGGCGCAGTAGGCATCGGCACATCCATATACGGCGCCAACAAGCAGGCATCCGCAGCCAAGAACGCTGCGAACCTGAACATGGACCAGTTCCATCTGCTGAATCAACAGCAGCAGCCGTACATTCAATCCGGATATGGTGCTTTGGGTCGGCTCAACACGCTATTGGGTCTCAGTCCCAATCCAAATCAAAACATCCAGTCTGTGAGACCCAACCCGGGTACTACGCGCATGTTTGCCGGCGGTCCTGCAGGAGATCCGAGCGGCGCATGGCGTCCGACTCCTGGAGGTGGAATTCAGCCCACACTCGCTATGGGCCCGCAACAGATGTATGCCGGCGGTCAAGGAGGTGATCCGAACGGCGGCAACATGCAATTGCGGCAGATTCTCGCGTTACGTGCAGCACACGGTGATACCCAAGCCGGACGCATGTTGGGAATGGTCTGATGGGCTTCTTCTCTGATCTGCTGAATCCGGTCAAAGCGTTCAAGCGCGATGATATCGTAGGAAAGCTCGTCAACGGCGGTAAGGGAGGCGGTTCATCAGCTCCCGCTGCAGCTGCGCCAGATCCAATGACCGGCACTTACGGCAATCAGAACGATCCAGCGTATGGATCATTCACACAGCCGTTTGACGTTCAGCAGTTCTACAACTATGCCGATCCGGCGTATGCATTTAATCTTCAGCAAGGTACTCAAGCGCTGCAGAATAGTGCTGCCGCAGGTTCCGGAGCACTTTCCGGGTCCGCTCTCAAGGACCTGTTGAAATACAACCAGGACTATGCCGGAAACGCCTATAACGATGCGTTTAACCGTTACCAGACCCAGCAGGGCAACATCTTCTCGCGGCTCTCGTCGCTCGCAACGCTCGGTCAGAACTCTGCTGCAGGAGTCGGGGCGCAAGGAACGACCTTGGCCGGTAATGCGGGTCAGGCCATTACCAATGCAGGGACGGCGGCGGGATCGGGATATGTTGGAGCTGGCAATGCGGCTAGCAATGGGTTGACGAATTATTGGCTGATGAAACAGTTTGGCGGTGGAGGCGGGGGCGGCAGCTTTGTCCCTAACGAAAGCACGGGACCGGTGCACGCCTAATGTCAGAATTCACCGGAGTTGGACTCGGGGCACAAACTCCCGATGTATTCGGCAAACTCTCTCAGCTGCTTACCATCCAGCATCAGAAATTGGGGCTGCAGGGTCAGGCTGCGGAAGTCGCGGGCGCTCAACAGACGCAACGCCAGCGTTCTGCATTAGCCACCTACGACTGGAATAAGCACATTGGCGATGATGGGACATTTGATCTCAACTCGCTGAACGATACGGAGCTGATGAAGGCTGCCGGAGATAAATATCTGGATGTCGTACAGAGTGCAGTCACTGCAAAAGCCAGTCAACTCGATGCGAAGTCGAAACTCGTCGGACTGCGCAATGACCAACGGGCAGCGTTCTCCGACATGGTTGGGGCTCTACGCTCGGACAAAGATGTCGCAGAAGACAGCGACAAGGGCCGGCAGAAAGTCAACCAAGCAATGCTCCAATACGGGCAGATGTATGGAGAGGATGCTCTGCCTGTACTCAGCGCTTATGCCGGTCCTTTGCAGAAAGCGCCGAAAGGCCGGATGTCCGATGCGCTTCGAGCCATTCAATTGCAGGCGGAATCGGCTGGTAAGCAGATTGAGGAGCAAAGGCCGCAGTACTCAAATACCGGAGCCGATCTCACCAACATCAACCCGAATGCCGCTCCAGGAGCTGCGCCGAATAGCATTCCGCTCACTGTGGGTCCTGGCGTTCAGATCCTGACCGACCAGAAGGGTGCGCAGTTCGCTTTTGATCCACAGAAGAACACTGTCACTCCTGTGGGCGGCGGTCGCAATCCTGCTGGTCCAAGTGCATCGCCCAAACAGGCTACGTTTTCTCAACCGAGCTATCCGGGACAGCAGCATGACATCGAATCATTCCAGCAGGAAGTCGGAAACGTTCGTGCGGCTGCAGATCAAGCCCCATCGAATCGCAACATCTTCCAGCACATCCTGAAGATGTCTGATGATACCAATACGGGTCCGTTGGTCTCGCTGCTGCAGAATAATCCCATTGGCGGACAGGTGTTCGGCGACAACTATCAAGAGCTGGGCAAGTATCTGGAAAAGAACGCCATCAGCAACATGACCGCAATGGGAGGGCCGCCGAGCGATGCGCGTCTGTCTGCCGCAGTAGCTGCAAATGGCTCGACCAAGTTCAATGCGAAAGCTCTCAAGGCCGTCACGCAGTTCAACTATGCAACGAACACGGGACTGGAGAAATACCGCCAAGGACTGGACAAGGTTGTAGGAACTGGCGGAGATACGGATTACACCCAATTGCCGAAATTCAAAGCCGCTTGGGCCAAGAACTTCGACATCGACGCTTTCCGGCTTGAGAACGCTGTAGCGGATGGGGACGAGGCCCAGCAGCGGGCGATTCTGGGCGATCTGACTCCCGCGCGCCGGAAGGAAGTCGCGCGCAAAATGGCCGCGCTCGACTCGCTCTCTGAGACCGGGAAACTGCCGTGAGTCAGGCCGCACTAGCATTGCTCTCTGGCGATGGAGAGGACCAACCGCAAGAGACACCATCTCAGCGGGCGATTGCATTGCTCGAGGGACGGGCGAAACCGGCTCCGGAACCAATCAAGAGACCTTCGCTTGTGATGGCACCAGTCGGTGCCGCGGAAGAGCTGTACAAGATGGCGACTGGAGCCGTGGCCTCTATTCCTGCTGGTCTCGCCTATGGAGGCGCGGCAGTCGGCAAGGCTTTCGGCGCGGACGTGAACCCGGCCGAAGTCCAAAGTCGCGTACAGAACTATCTGACCTATCAGCCACAGAGTGACAGTGCCAAAGCTGCTGAGCAGGATCTTGCAACGACTTACGGCCCGGCGATCAAGGCTATTGGCGGCGCTGCAGATCAGGCGGCTACACAAGTCGGCAAGGTTAGTCCGACAGCAGAAACTTTTCTCAGAGAGGCCCCTGCTGCGGCTGGCGCGGCTGGTGGAGTCATGGGGCTGTCGCCATTTGCGTCTCCTGCACTGTCAATCGCGCGACAGGTTCCAGGAGCAGTCGCATCTGGAGCCCGAGCCACCGCATCTGGTGTCGCAACTGCCGGGCGCAAAATTGCCGAGGCTGGTGAGGCCGTTTCAGATGCGACCGTCCGCGCAGTCGGCGGGAAGGTTCCCCCAAAGCCCATCACGCCCGATGTCAATCCGCTCGAGCATGAATCGATCGGTGCGGCCGCTGCTGTACCTTCGCAACTCAAAACCGCCAGTCCAGAATTGCAAGCGGCTGTCCGGGCTCAGGCCAGAGAGGGCGGCGTAGATCGGGCTGCATTGGATCGCCATCTCGAGGCTGATTCTTTGCCAATTCCCATGCGTCTCACAGAGGGGATGGCCACGCAGGATCCGGTACAGATTTCCCACGAACACAATCGGCGCGGGAAAGATCCGGAATTCGCTCAGCGTTATCAAGAACTCAACCAGCAGCTCATCGATAACCTTGATGAGATCCGTCGCGAGGCCACTCCGAGTGTTGTCGGTAATGACCATATCCAGAACGGCCAGACGCTCATCGATAGCTATAAGGCATACGACCAGACCGTTCGTGAGGATATCAATCAGAAGTATCAGGCCCTCCGAGATGCGAATGGCGGTGAATTTCCTGTCGATGGACAAGCGTTTGTCACTCAAGCCGATACCGCACTGAAGAAGGCTTTCAAAGGGCGCTACGTTCCTCCGCAGGTAGCTGCAGACCTCGAAGCCATCCGTAGCGGCGAAGTGGCCATGAACTTCGAGCAATTCGAAAACCTGCGAACCAATCTCGCTGCGGAAGCCAGAAAGGCCGATCGGGCCGGAGATGGAAACGCAGCGGCGGCTGTCAACATCGTGCGCGAATCCCTCGAATCCCTTCCGATGACGGGCGAATCAGCCAATCTGAAACCAATTGCCGATGCAGCTCGAACAGCTGCTCGAGCACGGTTTGAACGGTTGCGCGCAGATCCGGCATACAAAGCGGTTGCTGAAGATTCGGTTGATATGGGCGAAGCCTCCCCGCTCGCGGACGACTTCATTCACAAGTACGTCGTGAAAGGGAAGTCATCGAACATCGATCGGATGCGCGAGTCACTACAGGGGGATCCTACCGCGGGGGAAACGATTACTGCCGGCGCGCTGAACTACCTCAAGTCGAAGTCTGGGGTGAATCTTTACACCAACGAGGGGAATTTCTCTCAGGCAGGCTACAACCGCGCGCTATCTGAACTCACTCCCAAGCTCAATAAGCTCGTCGGTCCACATAGAGCGGAACAAGTCCAGACCCTCGGCAATGTTGCTCGGTATACACAAGCACAGCCCCGTGGATCGTTTGTGAACAACAGCAACACGACCGTTGCGGCCCATGCGGCGAACCTCGCCAAAGGCGTTGCAGAGCGCGGAGTCAATGCAGTACTACCGGGGGCTGATCTGGGAACTCTGGCCAGGGAGAAGATCGAGACGCGGTCGGACAAGAGGTTTGTACGCGAAGCTCTGAAGCCTGGTGCCGGACTCAGGCCAAAGAGCAGGAAGCCATGAAATCAGTCGTAACCGTAGGCCCTGCGCTGTTCCGAGATGCGAGCATTGATCGCTCTGCTGGAATAGCCCTTGTATTTGGTAAAGCACCAGTAGCCGACATAACACAGGCCGATCACAAGGGCTATTGCGAAGACCATCGGCGAGATGGTCAGCAATACAAGAGCTGCCAACGTAAAGCACAGAATGCCAAAGATGATTGCCATAGATCCCTCCTTAGAGATCCCGAGTCTATGCCTGCCGAGACGGGGATTCCATGACCGCCGTCCTATCTCCAGCCCCGAAACAGCTGTTTCTTGACAATAATGGCCGTCCGCTGGTCGGCGGGAAGCTCTTTACTTATATCGCTGGCACGACCACCAAGCGGAACACGTTCACAGATTCGACCGGACTCACGCCGAACGCCAACCCGACCATTTTGGACTACCGCGGTGAGGCGTCTATCTGGCTTCCGCCGAACCTCGGCTACAAATACGTCCTAGCGCCCTCCACGGATACCGATCCTCCCACGAATCCAATCTGGACTGTAGATCAACTCGTCAGCTCGCAGTTGATCACGCTCTATGGCGGTGTAGACACTGGAGTAGCTAATTCCTATGTCTTGAACTTCACTGCCAATTTCACCAGTTACACCGATGGCACCGTCATCTACTGGATTCCGTCGAATACGAATTCCGGTGCGAGCACGATCAATGTCAATTCGCTGGGCGTGGTTGCGATAACCAACCAGGACGGGACTGCTCTTTCCTCAGGCCAGCTCCAAGCAAATCAAACCTCTGTCATCATGTTCAAGGGCGGTTCGTTTTTGCTCTTGGCAACTGGCAATGTTCCTTTGTCCGGGACCTTCACGGGAACATTGACCGGAATGACCGGCAGTCCGACTCAGACAGTCAGCTTCTGGATTGTCGGTCGATTGTGCATGTTGCGCGCCCCGGCAGTGACCGGAACTTCCAATTCAACCGCCATGACAATGACGGGACTTCCGGCTGCCGTCATCCCCGCCAGCGGCGCATCGGCAGTGGCCTGTGTTCTCACTGATAACAGCATCAGCATTGGGGGATGGGCCACAGTCAATGCCGGAACGGGAACGATTACTTTCGGTTCCGGTATCAACAACAATCAGGCCGGTTTTACAGCCGCAGCCAACAAGGGATTAGCTGCCGGCTGGTGCATCAGCTATCCATTGGGATGATATGAACCTTTCGCCTCTACCGATTCAGCGCTTCTACGACAACAACAACTTCCCATTGGTTGGCGGGCTATTGTTCACGTATATCGCCGGAACAACCACGAAGATTGCGACCTATACGGATTCGACTGGCGGTACTCCGAACACCAATCCAGTCGTATTGAACTATCGCGGTGAGGCACAGGTTTGGATCGACCCGACCCTGACGTATAAATTCGTTCTTGCTCCAGCGACTGATACTGATCCGCCGACGAACCCGTTTTGGAGTGTTGATCAACTTATTTCCGGGCTGACATTTGCGACCCTCACTCAGCAGCTCATCGGGCAGGTTCTCTACCCTCGAACACCAGCAGAAATTTTAGCTGGAGTGACGCCAACTAATTACTGGGCTGAAACAATTCCATATGACATTCGCCGCTATGGTGCGTCTAAGAGTGCATCCAATGCGGTGAACAAAGCCGCTCTGCAGGTGGCAATATCAGTCGTCAGTGCGGAAGGCGCGACGAGTGGCGGGGTGGTTATCGTACCGCCCAACATCAGCTACGGATATAAGGTCACCGATTTCACGACATTCCCAGATTTCAGTTCCTGTTTATCACCATGTCTTGTATTGGATTATGGTCCAGGCAACAGTTTCGCGGGATACCCCGTAGCTTACGATGGCGCACAAGAGCGGCAGTTCTACTTCACGCCACAGACCACGGCCACGGTCACTTTCACGACCACTCTGAGTGGAGGGGCTACATCAGCCACTTTAACTGCAATTTGGGCATTGGCTACCGGGCCTTGGCCGACAACTTTCTCCAATGGTGATGTGCGCAATGTCACCTATACGAATGGACTGACTACAGCCACGTGGACAGGTGGGCTTTCTTCAGCTGCTACCGCTACAGCAACCTTCATCAATTATGGACAGCACCAAGGAAATCAACTACTGATTCGGGGTACGTGGAATCCCGGAATCTGGCTGCAGAGTGATGGCATTCTAGCCGCTCCGGGTGCTCCGTCTCGAACTGCCTTGGACAATCGCCGGGCACAGATAGGCTGGGGCATAAATGGGTCTTTTGCCTGGAATTTGGGACAAGGCACCCAAGTAGGCCCTAACTTCACCGATGAAGATCTCTCCAATTATCTATTGGAAAAACTCCCGGTATCAGGAGATACGATCGGGCATTACGTGCCGTTCTTGGTCCAACGTAAGACCGGCAATATGTCTTTCGGGAGTGGCGGCAATATCCCGGTCACCTCATACGATTTCTGGAGCGTCTCCTCCGGCAAAGATCAGGTGATGTTTGAGAATTCATGGGACGTGCAGAGTCGAATTGTAATTCGCGCATCGGGAGGCTCGACAAAGGATGCCGGAATCGGCATCGACAACAGCTCCGGCACGCTTGGATCGTTCTTCGCATGGTCGCGTGGTACGGGCCATCTATTCGACATTGATATCAACTCCAGAGTGTTCAAATTCGCCTCCGGGACTGCGAAAGTTGAGGTTACGACAAGCTTTGCGACTGTCAATATTGTCGCGAATTCCGGGGATACGTTCATCGTTCCGGCTTCTACGGCGGCTGCCTTTACGATTAACGCGCCCACGAGTCCGACCACAGGCCAGCAGATCACTGTGGTTGTGCGCAACACATCGGGTGGCGCGCTGGGAGCTGCGACGTGGAATGCAATTTACAAGATGTCGGCGTGGGTTAATCCAGCCAATGCGAACAGCCGCTCGATCACGTTTCGTTACGACAATACATCGTGGATAGAAATGAGCAGGACTCCGGCAGATGTACCCAACTAGTTCAATTAGGCTCGATCAGAAATCTGGCCTCGATGTCATCGGCCAGCTTGCGCAAGGCAGCAACGACCTGGCTTGCTCGATCACTCGCGTGGAAGGTATAGCCCAGGCGGGCGGAGGGGAATTGAAAGACCAGTTCTCTGCGGAAGTCCTGCCGATACAGGTCCAAGTTCTCAATCGGCTCGTCGTTCATTACTGCCATGGCGTTCCCTTCCTATTCTTAGACCGGCGGAAATATAGCATGACTCCCCAAAAAGTAGCAGACGGCATCACCGCCGCGGCCGTCCCTGCCAATGCCGCCATCTGGGTATGGCTGGACAAGATCGATCTGATTCTGCGGGTCGGGATTGGGATTGGATCGTTCATCCTGGTCTGGTGGGCGGTGCGGGTGAAGGTCAAGCAGTGGCTGGGTGAAAAGTGAGCTGGTTCGACCCCGCTTTCGGCATTGTGGTTGGAGCCGAGGGCGGCTACGTCAACAACGAGAAAGATCCCGGAGGCGAGACGCGCTATGGAATTTCCAAGCGCACGTACCCGACCGAGGACATCAAGAATCTGTCGCTCGAGCGCGCGAAGTTCCTCTACGCCAGGGACTTCTACCAGAAGACTTGGGATGCACTACCGTGGCATGAAGCATTGCTCGCGTTCGATGCTTCCGTCCTCCAAGGACAGGGACGCGCATTGAAGTGGCTGCAGATGTGCAGCGGTAGACCCCAGGCCAACTTCATTCAGGACTTTCAGTCCGAGCGCACGCTTCAACTCGCTTCCCAGCCGACGTTCGCCACGTTCGGACGTGGATGGATGCGCCGGCTATTCAAAATCGCCCAACTGGCGGAGAAGACACCATGAACCTGCTCAAGGACATTGGCGGCGCCGCATTCCAAGTCTTCAAGACGATCGCGCCCACGATGGCCACGGCCGCCGCCGGGCCGTTTGCACCTCTGGTAGCTCCTTTCATCAATAAGATATTCGGCGTCGATCCCAGCGACCCCAAAGCGGTCCAGAGCGCATTGCTCTCGATGACACCGGAGCAGGCCTTGGCCATGAGACAGGCCGAGAATGACTTCACGCTTAAGATGGAAGAATTGGGCATCCAGAAAGAGCAGCTCGTCTATCAGGACATCGCCAATGCTCGCGCTCGGGAAATCGCGGTCAAGGACTCAACCCCGAGATTTCTTGCCTATCTGGTGACGGCAGGGTTCTTCGGCACACTGGGTTTTTTGCTGGTTCACGGCAAACCTGAAACGGGCGGCGATGCGCTTCTGGTCATGCTCGGATCACTCGCCACGGCATGGGCCGGAATCATCACGTACTACTATGGAAGCTCAAGCGGTTCCGCCGCGAAAACGGATGCACTGGCTGCGCTTGCAAAGAAGTGAATTGCGCATAAGTCTGGCGCATAAGAACTGCGCATAATCAGGCGGCGAGGGGAAAATATTTTCAGGTCCAATGCATTGCGACCTCTCATTTTACTTAAGCGCTTTGATTTCCATGGGATCGATGGAGTCGGGAAGGGGCTGTTCTTCGAACTCATATTCCTCAAGCTTGGCCCTGAGACGCTTGGCCTCGATCCGCCATTCGGACAATTGAGCCTGCGTGAACTGGATCGAAAGCACGTCCCCCGGAGTGGCCCGCCAGCCCTCGGGAGAGATGAGTTCGCCGCGGACGAGCCGCCAGCCCGCCCAGGCTGGATCGAAAGCGCCCAGGTCTCCAGCGAGAATCATGAGCGCTGATTCGGGCGGGCAGATTGCACCGCGTTTCCAGCGTCGAGCGGTGGTAATATCCACCTTGCAAATCCGCTGTATCTCACTGACTTGCAAGCCATAAAGGATATCTTGTGCGCGCAACATGGTGCTCTTTATGCCATGGTCCAATTGCGCATAATGTATATTGAGAAGTAACTTCGACTGCGACCTCTCAAAAACTATAACACGTTGTTTTTAGATCTGCGCGTCGTTCTGACGTGTCAGATGTGATCGGGCAGTTTGCCCGCGCGGTAATTTCTCGGGTCCGAGCTTGCGGCGTAGCTTGGATAAGACACGGTAGACGGTTGCTTCGGAGATGTTGAAGTAACCGCAGCAGTCCTTAATGGTCACGCCAGCTTCGCGCATCTGGCGAATTTCGAACTCTTCACGGGGGGTGAGAAGAAGGGGGCGCCCGAACCGGGTGCCGGCGAGGTTGGTCATTCGTTTCCGCTATCCGATGGCCTGTTCAGTACGGCGTGAGTCGGGCACATAATCTTGTACTCCGCGATATACCAGCCTCGGTCTCTCGCTGCTTGAGCGCACTCGGTTGTTACCGCGGGGTCCCAGCGCACTGACTGCGGGACTAGATATTTCTGGCCGCACTGATCACACATGAAGCTGGGATCGCTACTGGCTCCGAAGTGAATGCGAACGCTCATCGACGCAGAGCGGGTCGCCATTTGTTCACAATCTTCTGCGCTAACTCGTCGTACAGCCGATGGAATGTGTTTCGACCGCTTCGGACCATGCGCAGGTCTCCCTCCAAATCCGAAATCGTCATCTGAGCGTCTTCAAGCTGGCCTTCCAGCAAGGCTATTCGGTCGTGCGCCGCCCGAAGCTCAACCAGTGACTCTTCCTCTGGCGTCATGTAGTAAGGATCGTCGGTGTACTTGTCCATGAGGCGCTCAGGTTCTCAACTCGTTACAGCTTATGGCACTGGCAGTAACAGGGCTCGTGCTCATGCGGCTTGGCATTGGTACAGACGTATGGATCCTCGACGTCGCAGCCACAGAAAAGTGCAGGGCTTTCGCCAGCGTTGCCGTGAGGCTGCTGTAAGACTGGCTCCCTCGTACCCGGCAACTCCCGAGGGGAAGTTAGCGCCGGTTCACCCTGCGGGGTTCTAAGACTTCTTCCCGATTTCACTGCGGGTCGGAAACGCGGAATTGGTTCTGCGCATGCACTTTCGCTGCAGGCCCGCTCATTCAAGCCACACTGGCATAGCTCGTTCGGTTCGGGTGCCGATTTCACTGCGGCTCGCTGGAGCCTTCCTTGCACGCTGCCGCAATAATCGCAGTCACAATTTGGGCAGTATCCGGCGGACGGTTCGGGGGCGGGTTGTGGCGACAGGGGCCCTGTACCGTCTTCGAACTCTCGCATAGCCGATTCGAAAGAAGACCCTGGAGGTGACAACACTCCGACGAATCCGCACAGATTCTCGATAGCCCAGCGAATTACCTGCTGCTCAGATTGGCCAATATCACGACCGGCAAGCATTGCGGTCTCAATCGCGACGATTTGGCCGGCAGCGTCACTGACCTCGACGCGGTAGAAGCGCTCTTTTGTCATGAGCGCAACTCCCGGCTTCCTTCGCTATGGTAGTCGCCGCCAATCGTGATGCACCCTGATTCGGTATCCGTCTCGACGGTATCAATAGCGAGGTACCAATGGGTGTCCGCATCATCGATAACCACGTCGCGATCTCCGTCAGTCGCGAGAATGGCCTGCAGCGCGGCAATCAGTTCTGAGATTTTCATGGTGGTGGGTTTGAGGTTAAACCTGCGCCCCGACGTATTCAACGCACCATGTCGGATGCAGCGAGACAAGGCGCTGGCCACCTTCATCCCAGCGAACCCGCAGATAGCCGCCCTTGGCACTGGCGATCGTCCCGTAGAACGTGCCGCCATTTGTGTACTTGATGCGCCCGCCACGTTTCGCCGGCACGTCGTAGGTCTTGCGGATGTAGTCCATGCTCATGGTTGTGGGTTTAGTTTGGTGAGCGGCTCGCTTGCAGAAAAAGCAGTCACAAACAACACCAGCCTTCTTCATCTGCGCTCCACGATTCCATTCAGTCTTTGCAGAGGTATAGCTGATTCGATTCTCCACATAGGCGCGAACGAACGAGCGTGTATCGTCGTGATATCCGGCTACTCGACAAGCTCCCAAAGCAGCTTTGCGGTTCATGATTGCTCTCTTTGGTTGTCAGCGCCTCAGTAGGCGCGCCACGTATTTCTTGATCCGCTCGTGCAGGCGCTTCGGCGCCCATACCTCGAGCTTCGATAGCCCCTGCGCTTCCTGCCGAGCTCGCTGCGCAGCCTTCCGCTCAGCGGCCGTGGAAGGGCTCAGGCCGCCTCCGCCGAGACGTATTCGAAGCAGCCAGCCTTCCACATCGCCTGTACGCTGTTGTGGCCATAGCGCTGGGCGAATCGGTTCAGCGCGTCTGACTCACTGACGGCCTCGACCGTGCCGAAAGATGAGCCTGTCTGCGCGCTGTAGAGGCGGAAGGTTTTCATGACTGGGTCTCCGTGGCTGATGTGAAGTATCCTATCAGCGTGACATGTCACAGTCAAGCGTCAATTCGCACTTTCGAAAGATAGGCCTTGGAATCAGCGATCAGGGCGAGCAATGGATTATCGCGAAGATCCGCACTGACTGCGGCAACACCGGCCAGATTGCAGGCCGTCACCCAGCGTTGCAATAACTGTCTTCCATGCTCGATCTCGCAATGGGCGCAATCATTCCTCAACGATACTTGGTGCCAAGTTCGGGTGCGCCAGCACGGAATAAAGGTCTCGCTCACAGTTGTTGCTCGTTCACGGTTTCCGGGAGCCTATTACCGCACCACGGACAGAACACAAACGGCTTGCCGTCATATAGGCATGGATTGCCAGCGCGGATTGAAGCCAAGACGATCGGGCCATTGAGTTTGGGCATCGTGATTGCCCAGTCATCGCATGAGCAGCCATCGGGCTTCACAAGCGACTCAATTGCCATCGTTCACTCCTGGTTCCGGTTGCTTCCAACGGCAGGTGAGGAACGGGCAATCCACCATAAAGCGGCAAATGCGATCCGGATGATTGCAGTAAGGAGTCATGAGATTCCTTCCTTTGGTCTAAGCTCCAAGGCGAACTGGAGAGTCCCGATATACAAAGACAGTCCTCGGGTGCGTCCGTTGGCGACGACGTTTCGTATGCGGCTGAATCCCCATACTTTCGTGTGAGGCGAGATTTGAATGATCGATATTTTCATGATTTCTCCTGTTGTGCGTCTGCGCTGTCCGAAGGGCACTTGCATTGGGTGATGGTTTCAGTCCACGTGCCACCAAAGCGTGGCTCAATAGTGCAGCCGCGCTGAAGCCACTCGCCGAGGATCTTGCCCGCGTCCTTTCGGTCGGTTCTATCCGCATCCAACGCGCCAGTGATGGAGCCGCATTGACACTTGGCGATGAAGCCGCTGGGCTTTTTAGCCACGTGATTCTCCTGAGCCGCCAGTTCTATGTAGATGCTTCAGCCAATCCGCCTCGTACACCTCGTCTTTTCCGTTGATCCGTACCAATACATTGACGTAGTGCGCGGCCTTTGCGCGACGGATTAGGTTATCGATGGATTCCACCTGCAGCGAATTGATGTGCTTGTCCGTCAGGTGCCAAGCGTGGGTTGCTTTCGTATCTGCGAGCAGCTCGCGAAGCGCTGCAATGGTGTGGCGATGAACCGGAATTTGATTCGCTACACCGCAGCCTCCCGCCATATGCGCAGCCCAGCCTTCGCACATGTCGAGTGTGTCCCGTAAGAGGTGCTCATCCATTGCGCGATGACCATCCGAGCTGATTCTCATAAAAGAACGCCAGATCGGTCAGAAGATTGAGTTCCTCTCCGAGTAGCGATCCCCCGGTGGCGTCCATCAAGCCCTCGATCCGCTTCATGATGAGTGCGTGAACCTCGCCGGGGGTGGGACCATCGGCCACAAGTTTGTTCATCGCTCGGGTCCATTGTCAGCGTGCTCATCGACCCACTGCTGCAGCTTCGGAATCATGGCCTTCACTTCCTCAACGGAGAGGGTAATTTCACCCTGCGGGCCGGTGTTGCCGTCTATGCCTTTGTACCGGACATTGAACTTCAGGCCGTCCGGCACGGCATTTATGCTGATGAAAGGCGGCGCGGCGATTCCGACGGGCGTATGTGCATAGACGTTGTAGAAATCGTATGCTTTCATTTGTGTTCCTCGGAGGATGTAGACGGTGCCCATGGGACGCGCGGCCCAAGCCAGCCGCAATTGGCACAGCGAAAGTTGTAACCACTTTGCTCAATCCTCGCCCACTTGCATACATGGCATGGATCTCCAAGCGTGGGGGCGGCGGACGGTTGCGTGGCCTGCGCTTCCGTCCCCATGGAGTTTCCTCCCGGAACTGCCCCAGTCCCATCACGGTGAGGCGTATTGAGGTGACCTGCCTCGGAGCCCTGAGCGGCCGACTCCGGCGTCTTCATAACCTCGCCTCGTTTGGTGTAACCACTGTCGGCCAGATGCAGCAGTACGGCCCCATCACCATTCGTGTTGATGTAGCTGGCGCGCTCGATCCGGCATGGGATGCCGCCGAGCTCCACGTAGACATCGATGTCCTCGGTGAAGGGCAGAAGGAACCGTTGCAGGCTGTCTTTATCCATTCTCGG